GTTACAAAGCTCCTTGCATTGTCCTTGGGTGCGGTGGCGGAAAGTCCTGCATTGTCGCAGAAATTGCAAGACGAACAACTTGGAACGGTAAACGGGTACTGTTCCTTGTTCACAGGAGAGAGCTTGTTGACCAGATATTCAGAACCTTTGTCCGCTGGGGTGTGCTTATGGATTTATGTCAGATTGGTATGGTACAAACCTTTACACGCAGGCTTAAAAAACTTCCTAAGCCTGCGTTAATCATTACGGACGAAAATCATCACAGCCTTGCACAAAGCTACAAACGCATTTATGAATATTTTTCAGATGTGCCGAGGGTCGGAGTAACCGCCACACCTATCCGTCTAAACGGTGACGGCTTGGGTGATGTCAACGATAAGCTCATAGTAGGGGTGAGTACAAAATGGCTCATTGAGCATAACTGCCTTGCCCCATATGATTACTATGCTCCGAGTGTTGCCGACCTTACAGGACTGCACACCAAAATGGGCGAATATGTTGCCTCCGAGATAGAAAAAGCAATGATTAAAAATACAGTTTTCGGAGATGTAATCAAGTATTACAGACAGCTTGCAGACGGCAAAAAAGCGGTGTGCTATTGTTCAACTGTCAAACACAGTATGGCAACAGCACAGGCATTTTGCGAAGCGGGTATATCCGCAAGGCATATTGACGGAGCAACTCCAAAGGCGCAGAGAGAACAGATTATAAACGAGTTTCGCAGCGGAAAAATTACAATTCTTTGCAATGTGGATTTGATTTCAGAAGGCTTTGATGTTCCCGACTGCGAATGTACAATTCTGCTCCGACCTACTCACAGCCTTACGCTTTACATTCAGCAGTCAATGCGATGTATGCGATACAGACCGAACAAAAGGGCGGTAATCATTGACCATGTGGGCAACTATGCAAGACACGGAATGCCTGACGATGACAGAGTGTGGTCACTTGAAAAACGAGAGAAAAAGAGTGTTAAAAAACTTGAGGACGAGCAGGCAACAAAGGTCAAGCAATGCCCCAAATGTTTTTTTACATTCTCTGCACCACCACCGGGGCAGAAAGCCGTATGCCCTCGATGCGGATATGAATTTCCGACAGCAGAGCGAAAGGTTGATTTTGATACTGCCGCAGAGCTTATAAAGGTTGAGGGCTTTAAGCTCGATTTCAGTTCACCATCTGATTGCGGCAGCTACAACGATTTACTCGTTTACGCAAAAACACACGGCTATAAGCCCGGCTGGGCGTATTATCAAGCACGAAAGAGAGGATTGATAGCTTGACAGAAGAACACGCTATACAGAATGAAATCCGCCTTGCAATTGCACCGTACTGCGATATTTTTCGTATCAATGTCGGACAGGGTTACACAAAGGACGGACGATATTTCAGCACAGGTGTACCACCGGGGTTTTCTGATTTATTCGGTGTCAGAAAATCAGACGGCAAGGCGGTATTCATTGAGGTTAAAACAGCAAAAGGCAGAGCAACCGAAAAGCAGCATAACTTTTTACAGATGATGAAATTCAACGGTGCGGTAGCAGGAATATGCAGAAGTGCCAATGAAGCAATTAAATTAATTTTGGAGGAATAATCATGGGTTTTAAATCAAACTGGAACGAAGCAACACAGGGCAGCTCAATCAAGCCTGAAGGTGATTACGAGTGCCTTATAGCTAAGGTTGAGGAGAGAGTAACAAAGAATGGCAAAGAAAATCTGAACATCTCAATGGTAATCCGAAATGATGTTGAGCAGAACTATAAAAACGGATATATATTTGATACATTGTGGAAGAAGAAAGAGCCTACAAACGCAGACTTGCAGGTCAAGGGATACAGCTATGGTCAGATTATGGCACTCGGCAAGGCGGCAGGACTTCCCGATGGCAAGGAGTACGACAGCCTTGAGCAGTTCTGCGGTGAGCTTGTCAATAAGCCGATGCGTGTAACTATAAAGCACGAAGAATACAACGGAAAAACACAGGAGCGAGTAAGCTGGAGAAATCCTACAAAATATCCGACTGTAAAGCATATTTCAAAGCAGACGACAACCAATACAGCTACAGCCTATGCACAGCCACAGCAAAGCTATGCATCTGCACAGCCGACAAATCAAGGCTTTACGGATATGCCGCTTGATGATGATTTACCGTTTTAATTCAGAAAATTTTACGGAAATTGCACTAATTTATGCAACTTTTGAATTTTAAGTCGGTACATATGAAATTCATAAGAATCCATAAGGAGGTATAAAATATGGGATTTACAAATTTTAACGATAAATACAGTGCAATTCCGCAGGAATTAAAAGGCTATAAAAATTGGGTGTGTTGGCAGGCATACCCTGACCCGAAGTCGCACAGCGGCATTTCAAAGAAGCCGATAAATCCAAGAACGGGTGGCTTTGCAATGCCGAATAACTCGGACACTTGGTCGGATTTTGAAACCGCTGTCAGGCAGTCGGGCAAGTATTCGGGCATAGGCTTTATGTTCTCAAATTCGCCGTTCTTCGGTGTTGACCTTGACGATATGCCGAATGACATTCAGGATTACAAAAACGGCGGAACTGACAACATAATCAGCGAGTTTGTGAACACTTTACAGAGCTACACAGAATTTTCACAGAGCAAAACAGGCGTTCATATAATCTGCAAGGGAACTCTTCCCGAGGGCAGAAGAAAGGCAAAGAATGATTCGGGCGGTTTTGAAATGTATGAGAACGGCAGATTTTTCGTTGTGACAGGAAACTACTGCTCGGAATACGGATACATCAACGATTGTACCGAGAGTGTTAAGCCGTTGCACTCCAAATATCTCGGCAAGACGGCAGAACCTAAGCCGAACAGGCAGAATATTACGGTCAATTTAAATTCCGTTGATGACATCGTCAGAGCCGCCTGCAGTGCTAAGAACGGCAGCCTTTTCAAGGCTCTGTACAGCGGTGACTTTTCGGCTTATGCGTCGCAGAGCGAGGCGGATATGGCATTTTGCAATATGCTTGCCTTTTGGTGCGGTTGCGATGCCGAAAAAATGGACGCAATTTTCCGCCAATCTGGGTTAATGCGTGACAAGTGGGACAGAAAGCAGTCAGGCACTACATACGGAGTAATCACCCTGCAGAAAGCAATATCCGGCTGCAGTCAGACCTATAACCCTAAAAAACAAAACGATTATTCGATTTCAATAGGCAACGGCAAGGTTATTCAGACTGTCGACGAAGAAAAAATGCGTGCATATACATTTGACGATATGGGCAACGCAGAAAGGTTTGTTGACCTGTTTGGCGAAAATGTTCGCTACTGCTATACGGAAAAGAAATGGTATTTTTATAATTCAATGAGGTGGAGCGTTGACAATCTCGGTGTTATCTTAAGAATGGCAGATAAGTGCGTTGAGGCTATGAAAGCCGAGGCAAAGCTTTACTTGCAGGCTGATGAAGAGAGCGGCGGAGATATGGCGAAAGCATTTGAAAAGCATATAAAATCAAGCCGTTCAAATAAGTCAAAAAAAGCAATGCTCAACGAAATTGAACATCATCTTCCGATTTTGCCGATACAAATGGACAGATACAAAATGGCACTCAACACGCCAAGCGGAATTATTAATCTGAAAAACGGCGATGTAAAGGCACATAACCCCGAATATTACTTTACAAAGATTACTTCGGTCGATTGCGCCGAAGCTGCCGACTGCCCTCGTTGGCTTGCGTTCCTTAACGATATTTTTGCAGGCGACAAGGACTTAATCAGATACATTCAAAAGGCGGTAGGCTACAGTCTGACAGGCTCAACGGCGGAACAATGTGCATTTTTTCTTTACGGTACAGGTCGAAACGGCAAGAGTACTTTTATTGATGTAATAAGAGATGTTTTCGGCGATTATGCGGCGAATATTCAGCCCGAAACCATTATGGTGAAAAGCTCGCAGAGCAATGCGATAAACAGCGACATTGCACGATTAAAGGGCGCAAGACTTGTTACATCGGTAGAGCCAAATGAGGGTGTGCGGCTGAATGAGGGACTTTTAAAGCAACTTACCGGTGACGATACAGTAACAGCAAGAAAGCTGTACAGTGAGGAATTTGAGTTTAAACCCGAGTTCAAATTATGGATGGCGACAAACCATAAACCTATTATCAGAGGTACAGACACAGGCATTTGGCGAAGAATACATATGATACCGTTCGATGTGCAGATACCCGAGGACAAGGTAGATAAGAACCTTACGCATAAGCTAAAGGCGGAGATGACAGGGATTTTTAAATGGTGCATTGACGGCTGTCTGATGTGGCAGAGAGAGGGCCTGCAAATGCCCGCAGCTGTATTAAAGAGCGTGAGAGAGTACAGGCGTGAAATGGATGTTATTTCTGCTTTTATCGAGGATAAATGTACTCTTGAGGGCACTGTACAGGCGAGTACACTGTATGCCGCCTATGTATCGTGGGCAGACAGCAACAACGAATATTGTATGTCAAATACCAAGTTCAGCACCGAACTTGCCAAACGATTTGAAAAAGTAAGAGGCAAAAACTATAACTTTTTCAACGGCATTTCACTTTTTAAAGAATGTTGAGGTGGAGGGTGGTGGAGGGTTTGAGGGGTTTTATAACCTTTCGTATAAGAAAAAATGAATAATATTATTATATATAAAGGGTTCTTTAAAAATGCCCCAAACCCTCCACTACCCTCCGAAAGAGGTATATTATGAAAAAATATGATTTCAGCAATCCACAGGTATTTGAACAGCTTGAGGATAAAGCTATTGACGGTCAGCTTGATTATACCGACTATCCGCCTGCCGAATACAAATACTTTTCAAAACTTGCAAAACTCGGTTACAACAACCGCCACAAGGGGTGGGATATGATTACTTGCCTGAAACTTCAACAGGAATTGCAGAGTGAGTACAGACAGTACCACGATGAGGGCGAGGAGTATTTAAGACTGTGTACGAGAATACAGGACAATATAAAGAAATCCGCCGATCTCGTTCGCAAGATGTACAAGCAGGCGGCAACCAAAGACGAAATGCTAAGCCTTGCATTGCAGACAATAGAGTTATTAACAAACGAGAACGGATTTGTTAAAAGAATAAGCGAAAAGGCAAGGGAGATGAAACAATGAAACAACAGGCAATCTGCGAATTATGTATGCAAGCATTTGAAAAAAGAAGTGCAAATCAAAAATACTGCACCGAGTGCGGTGTTGAAATGAGAAAACAACAGCACAGAGAAATTATCAAAAACAGCAAATTAAGAAAAACAGCCACACGCAATTACAATAAACCCGATACACTTGAAGAAAAATGCAAGAAAATCAATTTGTATAATAAGCGACACGGCACACACTTAAGCTATGGAGAATATACGGCACTCGAAAGGCTTGGAAGAATTTAAGGAGGATATTATGAGAGAAATATTATTCAGAGGTCAAACTCGCAGATATGGCGAAAAAGTCAGATTGAATGGTGAAAAAATAAAAAGCAATTGGGTTTACGGCGGTATTTTCCCACAAAATGGTGAGGGGGATTTTGCAATGATTTATCAGCAAAAGCCTACAGTAGAAAAATATCCCGTTTACGCAGATACAGTCGGACAGTACACAGGAATGAAAGATAAGAATGGCACGAAAATTTTTGAGGGCGATATTTGTAGTTTTTGTGATACAGACGGTGGACTTACTAATTATGAAGTTCTGTGGTTTGGCGGAAAATGGGTAGTAAGAGAAGCAAGCTCTAATGTGGTTGACGATTTAGATTTATTCTTTTGCGAACGCTCCGTTACTATCGGCAACATCTATGACAATCCGGAACTGCTGAAAGGAGTGAAATAAAACTATGGACTTAATTTTTAACGAAGATACAAAACAATTTGAACTTGCTAAACAGCCATATAAGACCGTTGAAATTAGATGCGAAACCGAAGAAGATTACAACGATTTTGAAAAAATATTAAATTTGAGTCAACCGAGAAAGCCTATTGAATCTGATGAACAGGTAATCCGCTATGTGCAGGCATATGAATGTCCAAACTGCGGAAAGGCTTTTACAGGAAAAGGCATATTAAATTACTGCTACCATTGTGGACAGAAGTTAGATTGGAGCAAAATCAATGACTAATTACGAGAAAATCAAGTCAATGAGCGTTGAGAATATGGCGGAAATGTTGCTTGATGCAAGTGAAAATCATTTTACATACTGCAACCATTGTTCACATCAAAGTTTTTATGCACCGCATTGTACATCTAACAATCTTAGAATAGATTGCGTATACGCAGTCAAAAAATGGCTTGAAAGTGAGGTAGAAGAATGACCGCAAAAGAAATCAAAGACATAAACCGAGAAATTACGAGGTTAAAAGCTAAGATTGCACGCATAGCCGCCGAGGCTGACAATACATCGCCTAAGCTGTCGGATTTACCGAGTGCAGGTCAAACATCTGACAAGGTCGGCAATGCGGTGGTGCAGATTGCAGATATTCAAAGGGAGATACAAAACCTTGAAATCCGCCGAAACGCAGCACTCAACAGCCTATCTCGTGACGATTTTGTGGAGAACTGCTTATTTATGCACCTTAGCCTGCGATACAGCTGGGCGAAGATAGCAGTTGATACAGGCGGAATAAATACACCGGATAACATAAGAAAAATGTGCAACCGCCACCATTGGTAAATTTGTCCGTTTTTCCGTTCTAAGGGTGATATAATATAAAATGAAGAAATCGATAATAAGAGGCATTTTGTAGTTCTCCTTTTTCAAAAATAACGGCAGACCGCTCTCATTTGAGGGCGGTCTGTGTTGTGTGTGGTTATTTTATACAAATAATTACTTTCTTAATTGTGCGGTTTACAGAAAAATGTAAAATCTGTTGAATTGTGTCAAATAATATGATAGATTAGTGATATATTACAACTAAGGAGAGTTGCATATGAGCGAAGAAAATAAGGCAAAAACCTGTTTTGTTATAATGCCTATATCAGACCAGCCAAAATATCCTGCAGGTCATTTTGATAAAATATACGGACAGATAATTGTTCCTGCTGTCCAAAAAGCAGGATTTGAACCTATAAGAGCAGATAGCGATCAAATATGTGATTCGATAATGCAAAAAATTTTGAAAAATTTAGTTGAATGTGATATGGCAATTTGTGATTTAAGTTCAAGAAATCCGAATGTTATGTATGAATTAGGAATTCGACAAGCCTATGGTAAAAAAGTAGTTTTGATACAGGATGATGCTACTGATAAAATTTTTGATGTAGCAGGAATTAATACTGTTTTTTATAAGAAAGATAGATTGTACGAAAATGTTATGAAGGCAAAAGATGATATTGCTAATGCGATAAAGGAAACTTATAAAAATGGTTCATTTTCGTTAATGAACATAGTCAATTTAGAAAATGCAAAAGTGGATAATTCCAAAGTTGATGAGGTCGTTTTCGATAGAATTATGATGAAATCAATATATTCAAAGTTAGATGCTATGGAAGACTCAATAAGACTGCTTTCTAATACGCAAAATGTAAGCGATGAATTAAATTGTGGCCTCAATAAACGTAGTTTTGCACGGCTGGTTATGGAATGCAAAGATGCATTGGGGAATTATCCAGATGATCTTGATTTACTTGTTTCATGTTATCAAAGATTATCGAGAGCAAACAATGTGATGCTTCATAATAGGAACGATAAATCTTTTACACCTAAAGACTATCTAAATGTGAAAAATACACTGATGGAATTGAATGACAGAATTAATGCTTTAACGAATGACAGAATTAATGCTTTAACGCTTAATACTGATTAATGGAGAGTGCATTTAGTACTCTCTTTTCTTTTGCTTATTTTACATAAAGAGAGGTGGTGACGGTGGCAAAAGGAAAGTATGAAAAATGGCTTAAAGAAGATAATTTATTACTGCTTGAGGGTTGGGCAAGGGACGGCTTGACCGATGAGCAGATAGCTAAGAATATAGGCATAGGCGAAAGAACACTTTATGAATGGAAAGAAAAATATCCGCAGATTTCGCAGTCCCTAAAAAAAGGCAAAGAGGTTGTGGACTATGAAGTTGAAAATGCTTTGTTGTCCTCTGCTCTTGAGGGCAACACTACTGCACAAATATTTTGGCTGAAAAACCGTCGCCCCGACAAGTGGCGGGATAAGCAAAAAGAGGAAACCGACAAGACCGCACTCGACAAGCTCGACAGCATTTTGAAAGAAATCAAATATGACGCAGAAAGGAGCACAAACAATGCCGTACACGATTAAACAAAAAGAATATATCGCAAACGCTACACATCGTTGGAACATAAAAAGCGGTGCGGTGCGTTCGGGCAAAAGTTTTGTTGATGTCACCTGTATTGTGCCTATGCGTATTCGAGAGCGAATCGGTAAGGACGGTTTGTGCTTTATCATAGGCGTGTCAAAAGAAACCATTGAGCGAAATGTATTGCAGCCTATGCGAGAGCGTTACACCTCTGATGTTGTCGGTACGATTAACAGCCGAAACATTGCAAAAGTGTGCGGTGAAGATGTGTACTGTTTGGGTGCGGAAAAGGTCAGTCAGGTTGCTAAAATTCAGGGTGCGTCGGCAAAATATATTTACGGTGATGAGGTTGCAAAGTGGAACGAAGATGTTTTCAATATGCTCAAATCCCGACTTGACAAGCCTTATTCGTGCTTTGACGGCAGCTTAAACCCCGAACACCCTACGCATTGGCTGAAAAAGTTTATTGACAGTGACGCAGATATTTATTTGCAGGAATACACAATTTTCGATAATAAATTCTTATCCGAGGAGTTTGTAAAAAATCTCTGCAATGAGTACGAGGGTACTATTTTTTATGACCGCCTTATACTCGGGAAATGGGTGCGTGCAGAGGGTGCGATTTACCGCAGATTTGCCGATAATCCCAAAAAATTTTACTGTCAAATTACAGACAAAATCAACACGGATTTACCGTACAGGCAGTTTTTGAAATCGGAACTTGAAGAAGTAACAATCGGCATTGACTTTGGCGGCAATAAATCGGGCCACGCATTTGTGGCAACGGCAAAGACAAGAGGCTACAATAATTTAATAGCGTTGAAAAGCGAACGACACTTCGGTGAATACGACGGAAACGATATTGACAGGCTGGCAATTAATTTTGCACAGTCTGTTTTTGATTTATGCGGTGTTGTGGACTTTGTGTATTGGGATAATGCCGAAACTGTACTCGGTCGAGGAATTAAAAGAGCGTTTGAGGAGCATTTTCCAAATACGATAGTCAGACCGGCACGCAAATGTCCTGTACAAGACCGTATTCAATGCACCTTGCGGCTTATGGGTGCAGGCAGGTTCTTTTACACTGACGGCTGCGACACGCTGAAAACGGCTCTTTGTGAGGCTGTATGGAATGATAAAAAACTTGTTGACGAAAGACTTGACGACGGTTCAACCGACATCGATAGCCTCGACAGTTTTGAATACACATTTGAACGGGATATAAAAAGATTTATAAGGGCGGTGTGAAATGCAATTCATAAATTTTTTGAAAGGAGTGTGGCAGAGAATGTTCCCTCTAAAGGATATTAAACAGGCTTTGGGCGTTAAACTTGCGATTACGGATGATATGATGCAAAGCATTGAAATGTGGCAGAAATGCTTTGCGGGGCAGGCTTTTTGGCTTTCCGACAGCGTTATAAGTTTAAGGCTTGAGCAGGCGATTACAAGAGAGTTTGCAAACATCACGCTTAACGAAATGACCGCAAGCGTAAGCAATGACAAATTGCAGAAAATCTTTGAAACCGCAACGGAAGACCTTAACTCCGAATTGCAGTCGGGACTTGCAACAGGCGCAATGGTGATTAAACCGTTAGGCGGCGACAAGGTGCAGTATATTTCCGCAAATGCCTTTGTACCGATTGAATTTGACGCAAGGCATAGGCTTGTAAAAGTTATCTTTCCTGAATTTAAGAAAATCGGCGACAACTATTACACAAGGCTTGAGTATCACAGCCTTGATACCGAAAAGGGATTGACAATTACCAACACTGCTTATGTGTCTGCAAGTGAGGGGCAACTCGGAAGAGAAATTCCGCTTGCGGCAGTTGACGAGTGGGCAAGCCTGCCGAATGCTGTTACATACCCTGCAATGCTCCGCCCTGCTTTCGGTTATTTTCGCACACCGATTAAAAACACGATTGACGGCTCATCTTGCGGTGTTTCTGTCTACGCAAATGACATAAATCTTATTCGTAAAATAGACACACAATTTGGCAGACTTGATTGGGAGTTTGAGAGCGGCGAAAGGGCAATACATGTTGATGCCGCAGCTTTCAAGAAAGAGGGTACTGAAAAACTCAACAAAAGGCTTTACAAAGCTGTAGATGTTGACCTCGGAGATAATGAATTGTTCAAAGATTTTTCTCCTGCAATTCGTCAATCTGATATTACCGACGGGCTAAATACATATCTTCGCAGACTTGAATTTTCAGTCGGTCTTGCATACGGTGACCTTTCAAACCCTGAAACAGTTGCAAAGACTGCTACGGAGATTAAGTCGGCAAAGGGCAGAAAGTACAACACAGTATCTGCAATTCAGAAACAGCTTAAATATTGTCTTGACGATTTGGTGTATGCTCTCGCCTTTTACAATTCGCTGACAACAAGCGGTTACACATTCGTTTGTGACTTTAAGGACAGTATTCTCACCGATGAACAGACCGAACGCACACAGGATATTCAGGACTTGAGTCTTGGAATTATGCGACCTGATGAGTATCGTATGAAATGGTACGGAGAGGACGAAAAGACAGCAAAAAAGAACCTGCCGCAGTCTTCGGAGGTTGTTGACTGATGTTTACTCCCGAAGTTACAGAGGCAATCCCGATTGCGCTCGAGCAAATTTTTGGCAGCCTGCAAATGAGCATAATGACGGAAATAGTAAGAATGTTACTTGAAGCTGCGGAGATTATACCGTCAACAGGCTATAAAATGAGCAGATTATACGATTTAGGTACAAGCAAAAAGCGAATCAAAGACATTGTCGCAAGGACACTTAACCTTAGCGATAAAGAAGTTGAAAACATCTTTACAAATATAACGGAAAGCGGATATAACGAGGCGGAGAGCGCTTTTATTGAACAAGGCAAGGAGTTTATACCATATTCAGAAAACGAGCCACTACAGCAATTTGTGAGGGCCGTACAAGAGCAGACACAAAACGAATGTAAAAACATTACACAGTCAATGGGCTTTGCAAAGCGACAGCCTGACGGTAGTTTGGGCTTTACTCCCGTTTCAGACTATTATCAAGAAACACTTGATAAAGCCGTCACGGAAATTGCAAGCGGTGCGAGTGATTATAATACCGTACTCGAAAAAACCGTAACCGAAATGACAAACAGCGGATTGCGTACGGTTGACTATGCAAGCGGTCACAGCAATAGAGTTACCGCTGCGGCAAGGCGTGCGGTGTCAACAGGACTGAATCAGGTTGTGGGCAAAATCAATGAGGAAAACGCCGAAAAACTCGGCACAAATTACTTTGAGGTATCGTGGCACAGCGGAGCAAGGCCGAGCCATCAGGTATGGCAAGGCAGAGTTTACAGCAAAGAAGAACTTGAGAGTGTGTGCGGACTTGGCACGGTAACAGGACTTTGCGGCGCAAACTGCTATCACTCATATTCGCCTTTCACTCCCGGCATAACTCCACGCACATACACAGATGAACAGCTCGACAAGATGAACGCAGAGGAAAACAAGCCTGTAGAATACAACGGCAAGACATACACAAAGTACGAGGCAACCCAAAGACAGCGCAGACTTGAAACCACAATGCGGGCACAAAGGCAGAAAATAAAATTGCTTGAAGAAGGCGGGGCTGACGAGCAAGCAATAATTAACGCTCGTGCAAGATATGTAAAAACTTCCGATGAATATGTGAACTTCTCAAAAAGCGTCGGACTTTCTCAACAATGGGACAGGGTAACGGTTGGCGGCAGCAGCGTTGAGGGTATTACAAAGCCTAAAAAAGCCAGTTCACCGATAGGCGGAATAAAAACTACTTCTTTGCCGATTAAAAACACAGAAAATCATACCTTTAAAGGTAAATTCGGTGTTGAAAAATCGGGCGGTAGTGGTATAATAAAAGAGGAAAATAAAAAGCCTATTACGCCAATAACAGATAAAGCTATCGAGCGAGTGCCGAAAGTTGATATTGCCGGATATTCTGAAGAACAAAGGGTTGAAATTCAAAAACAACATAAGGAACTTTTGAAATTTTCAAAAGAACAAAATGACAATAAAGAAGTTGCATTTGTTTTTCGCGACGGATTGGTTGACTATAAACCATTTACAGGTTCTGATGAAAAAATTGACTTTGGCACATACTTGGAGACAAAAGGAAAAAATTTAACTATTTTACATAATCATCCGAGAAACAGTAGTTATTCTATGAACGATTTGGATGTATTTGCAAATAAAAATGTTAGAACAATTACTATTGTAAAAAACAACGGCACAGTTGAATATTTAACTAAAACCGATGATTTTGACAACAATAGATTTGCTCTTGAGTGTAATAGATTGTATAAGAAGATAGTGGTTAAGGAAACCGATGAGGAAAAAGATAGATTTGTTAAAACTTTGCTAAATAAATCAAAAGCTGGGGTGATTTGGAGTGGAAGAAAATAAATCAAGAAACGCAATTATCGACGGACCTATTGAATTGCAAATAAAATGTATGGAAGAATTTCTTTCTACATTAACAGACGAAGAAAAAGAACGCTCAATGTCGAGTGAATTTGACTACTTGGAAGAAGACTAACCGCTCCTTGTGGGCGGTTTTGTTATGCGTGAATTTAATACAGAGATTAGCACTTAATCAATCAGATTGAGTGCTTTTTTAATACCCAAAATCAGAAAGGCGGTGACAAAATGAAAGTAAAAGTAGTTGTGTCGTTTAACGATAAAATGAACGGTCTTATCAACAGACCTGTCAATGAAGTCTTTGAATGTACCAAAGACCGAGCGAAAAGCCTTATTGACAGAGGTTTTGTGGTTGCTGTACAGGATACCAAAAATAAAAATATTGCTGATTAAGCACTTGTGTTGTGACTGCACAGGTGCTTTTATTTTACCATGCCGTAGGTTTATACGGCTGAATTTCTACCGCAGGCAAAGCGGAATACAAGCTATGCAGAAAGGATTTTTATTATGAAGAACATACACACACTTCTCTCTGAAATCGGCATTACCGTACCCGAAGAGAAAAAAGCGGATTTTGACAAGGCGGTGCTTGCAAATTACAAGACTGTTGCAGAGGTTGAAAAAATCACAACCGCAAGAGATAATTACAAATCACAGCTTGAAACAGCACAGACAGCACTTAAAGAGTTTGAGGGCGTAGATGTCGAAAATCTTAAAAGCGAGATTGCAAAACTGAACATAAGCCTTAAAGACAAAGAAACCGAGTATCAAACAAAAATTGCGGATATGGAGTTTAACGCTGTACTTGACGGTGCTATTTCAAAGAGCGGTGCGAGAAACGCAACGGCGGTTAAGGCTTTGCTTGACCTTGACAGTCTTAAAACATCAAAAAATCAGGCAGACGATATTACTAAGGCTCTTGAAAGCGTGAAATCCGAAAACGGCTATATGTTCGGCTCGGACGAGCCTTTCCAAAATCCTGTGAAAAATACAGGAAATGCAGGCATTAAGTCTAATCCGCTCGCAAGTATGAGGGCGGCAATGGGACTTAGTACAGACGAAAAATAATTAATGAGGTGAAAATTTATGGCAAATTCTATTGCACTTTTTAAAACTTACACTACTTTGCTTGACGAGGTTTACAAGCAGAGTTCACTTACAAGCGAACTTGACGGTGCGTCCGACCTTGCGACAGCGGGCGCAAACTCCAATGAACTTATTATTCCAATGATTTCAATGGACGGACTTGCAAATTATTCCCGTAACAGCGGATATGTTGGCGGCGATGTTACCCTTACTAACGAAACGGTTAAATGTAACTTCGACCGTGGCAGAATGTTTACTGTTGATACAATGGACAATGTAGAAACCGCAGGCGTTGCGTTCGGCAGACTTTCGGGCGAATTTATCCGCACCAAGGTTGTGCCGGAGCTTGACGCATTTCGCTTTGCTGCATACGCAAGTCACGCAGGTATTACCTCTGCCACACCTGCAAACCTTACCACAGGTGCGGCAGTAATCGAGGCACTCCGCAAGGGTACTACTCAGATGGACGAGGACGAAGTTCCGTACGAGCAGCGTTACCTTTACATTACACCAACTCTTTACGGACTTGTGCAGGATTTGGACACAACAAAGTCAAGAGAGGTTCTCAGCAGATTTGCTAAGATTATCACAGTGCCGCAGACACGCTTTTATACAGCGATTGAACAGCTTGACGGCACATCAAGCGGCAAGACCAAGGGCGGCTATCAGAAAGCCACTGCCGCCTCAAACATCAACTTTATGATTATTCATAAGCCTGCGCTTATTCAGTTTACAAAGCACCTTGATACCAAGGTCATCGAACCTGCTGTGAATCAGGATTCGGACGGTTACAAGTTCGGTTACAGAATGGTAGGCATTGCAGATGTGTACGAAAACAAGACCGCCGGTATTTACTGTCACACAGCGGTTAAGTCTTAAAGGAGTGTGAAGTATGACCGCTTACGCTGACGAAAATTATTATAAATCCGTATATCTATGTGGCAGAAAAGCGGTCATTACCTCCGCTTTTGCCTACTATGCAAGAGAGGCAACGCTTATTATTAATGCTTACACAGGCTCAAATATCGACGATACAAAGGATATAATCGAGCCTGTGAAACTTTGTTGCTGTGAGGTCGCAGAGCTGATGTATAAAGCCGATAATATGAGCGGCAGTGAGGGCATAACATCAGAAAAAGTCGGAGATGTGTCACGCTCGTATGAAAGCTGTGAGGTTCGCAAAAAGCAACTTACACGATGTGTTAAATCCGCAGTATATAAGTATCTTGCAGACACAGACCTTTTGTACAGAGGTGTTTGATTATGTTTACGGATACTATGCTGACCCTTTACAGATTTAACGGCAAAGGCTTTGACAGGCTTATTATTCCGCATTGCCATTGGCAGGAGTGCAAAGCCGCTAATGTACTTAAAAGCGGAATGCAGAACGCTGACGGAATAGCTATATACATTCCGTTAAATGCGCTTGTTCTTGCTCCGAATGATTTTTTATTTCCGAGCAACGGTCTGTTTCCAAACGCTGATATATCCCCTCTGTCCCCCTCTCAAGACATTATTGTAAAAGGTGAGTGTAATTTTATCTTTGATAATTCAAGCGACAGGAGCGTATCAGAGAGCCTAAAATCCTTGCGTGACAAATACGAAATTCACACAGTAATGAGTATTGACCGTTTGCTTTACGGCCCTGCGGATTTACAGCACATCAAAGTATCTGCGAGGTGATTAAATGCTTTTTAATGTAAATCAGCCGACAGATGTTAGCGGCACTCTTTCTCTCAAGTGGAGCAAGAACTTTGCAGGCAATCTGAATAATAACCTGTTACTTGCTCAAAAAGAGGTTGACGAGGATTGCATTAAGCTGATGAAGCCGTACACACCTTTTAAAATCGGCGTACTCGAAAATTCAGCAACTATACATACCGTTATAGGCAGTGGAGAAATCAAACAGGTTACACCTTATGCAAGGTATCTTTACTATGGCAAGGTGTATGGTCCTAACTATCCTATCGTGCGAGAAAAAGACGGTACGGAGCATATCGTATTCGGACACTATAGCGGTGACGGCATTATAATCGGTTGGCGAAGTCCTAAAGGCAAGAAAAAACACCCGACAGGCAGAGATATTCAGTACAGCAAGGACAAGCACCCGCTTGCGGGCAAAATGTGGTTTGAGCGAATGAAAGCCGACCGCAAAAGGGATATTCTGCAAGCGGCGGCAAGAAGACTTGGGAGTAATGCAAAATGAATATAATCGAACTTGTAAGGTCCGTTGTGCAGGAGTTTCCGAAAATCGGCGAGCTTGTGCACATTGATTATTCAACAAATAAGGTACAGGATTTTGGACTTTCCCCAACAGGCGACACGCTTGTAAAGGAAGATATTTTAGGAAATCAAACACGCAATCACACCTTTATCCTGTACGCTACCTGTCAGTCGCTCAACGACTATGACCGACTTGTAAACAGTGGAATGTTGCTTGAACTGCAAATGTGGCTTGAACGGCACGCAGAGGGTGACATAGAAGTTGAAGTCGGCGACAACATTTTATACGGTGAGCTTAAAAAACTCACTTGCTCAAACGGAATGCTTTACAGCATACCTGACGAAAACAACAACGGCGGTGTGCAGTACCAATTGCAAATCACCGCCCAATACACTATTGAAAATTGAAAGTGAGGAATTATTATGGCAGTATCAACACCCGATATCGGTAAACTCAAAAGAAGTTACCTTTTACATTTTATTGACGCGAGCTTTGGCACAGGCGAAAGTCCAAAGTGGTATCTTATCGGCAAGGACATTGACGATATGTCGGTCGAGCTTAGTCCGGACACAAGCACAGTAAAGAACATTCTTGATGAAACCTCTGTAAATGACAATGGCTACGAGCCTACCCTTGACGCAGGAACATATTACGCAAATACAGGTGACAGCATTTACCCGAAAATCAAGGATATTGCAATGAACCGCCTTACCGGTGATGACTGCAAAACCAAAATTCTTGAAGTGCTCATTGACAAGAAAACAGGCCCTTATGATGCTTGGATTGAGGACTGCATCGTTAAACCGCAGTCATACGGCGGTGCACAGGGCGGTGTAAACATTCCGTTTAATGTTACATTTGACGGCAACAGAAAGCAGGGTACAGCGACAATCTCAGATAAGGTACCGACATTTACCGAAAATGCGTAAGGAGTGATTCTATGCAGAGTTTGAATTTTAAAACACCCCTAAAAACATATGCAATCAACAATGATGAAAACACAGTAATCAAGATTAACACCACAGACTACTCACTCGTTGAGCGACTCAACAAGCTGACAGAACGCACAGAAGAGCTTGTGCAGAAGTACAAGAATATGAAACCCGAGGATGTAACCTTTGAAATTTTTCTTGATGTTGACAATGAAATCCGCCGAGAAATAGACTATGTTCTCGGTGCAGGTGTAAGTCAGGGTGCGTTTGGCGATGTAAATTGCCTTTCAATCTGTGACGATGGCAGTATGATTTTTGAGAACTTTCTCAACTGCGTTGTGCCGGTCATCGTAAGTGACATTGAAAACGCACACGCTCAGCAGAGCAAGCATATTGAGAAGTACCTCAATCAAGCAAAGAGGCTTGCAAAGTGATTGGATTACTTCCTACAAGCCTTGAAATAGACGGAGAGCAGTACGAGATTAATTCTGATTTTCGTATTGCTCTCTTGATTTTCGAGGCTTATGCCGACAAAGAGCTAACCTACGGCGAAAAAGCGGCAGTATGCTTGAATTGCTTATACAAGGAAGTTCCAAAGAATGTTGAGGAGGCACTCAAAAAGGCATTGTGGTTTCTTGACGGCGGAGATGTGCCGAAATCGAAAAAAGCTCCAGTCAAAATTATTGATTGGAGCTATGACGAAAGCATTATTTTCCCAGCACTTAACAAGGTTGCAGGCTTTGAAACAAGGTCAAAGGATTATTTGCATTGGTGGACTTTTCTCGGCTATTTCAGTGAGGTAGGCGACGGCTTGCTCTCGCAGGTAATGAACATAAGAGGCAAGCGTGCTAAGGGCAAAAAGCTTGAAAAATGGGAGCGTGATTTTTACAATGAGCACAAAGAGCTTGTTGACATCAAGGAAAAGCTCTCTCCCGAACAGCAAGCAGAACTTGACGCCGAAGAAGATTTTATAAACAATCTTGTATAGGTGTTACACAAAATTATTGTTGACAATACACAAACTTTGTTATATTATGTAACAAAGGAGTGATTATCTTATGTCTTTTATATCTTGGTTTAGAATGCAACCAGTGCAAGTTGATGACGAATTAATTACAAGGGCAGAACTTGATAAAAGAGTATTAGAAAAGAATTTAGAAGATGCTAAGTTACTTGAAACCGATTTAGTTGAGGCAGGGTATTTTTTAGGTTGTTGTTCCGAATGTGCTAAACGAAGAGGCAGAGTGTTTAGTTTATCAGGTGAAGATAAACGATTTCCTAAATTTGAACGAGAATATGGTTGTACTTGCCAAGGTATTGGTTTTACTCCCATTTCTGATTTAGATTTAGAAGATGATTTCTTTAATGTAAGTACATTTATAAATAAGCCTGTTGATATTATACAATACAGCAATCGTCCATTTACAGATGATAGAACAGACAAGGAAAAGAAAATATATGAAATGTTTGTTAAAGAATGTGAGGCTAACGAATGGTACGAACCGTATGGTAAGAGGTTAGACGAACTAAAGAAAGAAACTGAATTACAATACGATTGGATTTGTAAAAACTTGCCGGAATACGCACCTAAATCAAAATATGCTTTTTTTGATATGAAAGAAATTAATTCTGTTGAATTTCAAAAGATTTCTAAATTAGCAGAAGATAAAGGTAAAATAATATATTATACTAATGATGAACTTGCTGAATTAGAAATAATAAAGCCGATAAGAGCCAAATACTCAAAAATAATCGGTGAATGTATGCAGTTTAGATACGGATATAAATAGCAAAGCAGAACGCAACAAAAGCCACTCCAAACGGGGTGGCTAAAATTTTTCAAATTATTTTTAAATAGGTATTGACTTTTGCCCGACAATAGTATATAATTATGCCAGACAAAAGAAAGGAGGGCAGTTAGATGTCACCAAGAACAGGCAGACCAACCGATAATCCAAGACCAAACAAAATAAGTATAAGGATAAGTGATAAAGACAAAGCACTGCTTGATAAATATTGTGAACAAGAAAAAGTGAATAAAACAGAAGCAATTAGTCGAGGAATACAAAAGTTGGAAAGCGATATAAAAAAATAGAACATATGGGGTACAGTTTGACGACCAAAACCCAAATGTTCTATCCCGACAGAAGTATCTCTATCTGAAATCTATTATATCATTTAGCGGAACTTCTGTCAAATTAAAATTATGATAGGAGTTTTTATTATGGCTTGTGTAAAGAATGTAAAAAATGTAATCAAAAGTGTTCGTGACACTATTAATCCATATTATGATATGGGCTACGAGAACGTTACGGAAATTTATCGTACCAATTCAAGTGTATGTGATATGATTTGCGATGCATTCGCATTTGGATATGCTCAAGGCATTAAAGCTGCAAAAGCTGAAATGAGAAAGGCGGTTAAATGATATGAAAGCTATGGAATACAAAGGACAGAAAGTTATTACAACTGCAATGCTTGCAGAGGCATACGGAACAAGTACAAGTTATATCAGCAACAATTTTTCCCGCAATAAAAGTAAATTTGTTGAGGGAAAGCATTACTTTTATCTCGATGGTGAAGAATTTAAAGAATTTAAGACCAGTCATCTTAAAGATGAGTGGTTGAAACGAGCAAGTCATTTATATTTGTGGACTGAAAGAGGAGCAAATCACCACTGCAAAATTCTTGATACAGACAAGGCGTGGGAGCAGTTTGAAAATCTCGAGGAAACATATTTCAGAGTAAAAGAAGCGGTTAATGCATTTGTTTCTCCGGATACGGTAAAGTATCTTAACGGTGTTGCTAATTATCTGCGTATTCAGCGTGCAATTATGAAAGACAAAGGTTGCACACCTCTTGAAATTGCTCAAATGGATAAACTGACTTGCGATACATATGGAATACCTGTTCCGGACAGCCTGTCAGCCCCTAAGGCATACGAACAGCTTGCGATTGCAGGTATAACACAAAAGAAACTTGAAGCAAAGAACTCATAACAACTAAATAAGCTAATTACAGCGTACATCTTCGGGTGTGCGCTGTTTTTATACCAAGGGTGTAGCATTTTTGCAACGCCCTTATTTTTATGCAGAAAGGATGTGATTATATGGCGGTTGACGGCAGTTTGATTTTTAATACCAAAATCGACACAAGCGGTCTTAACAGCGATATTGCAAGAATCAATAAAGCTATCGAGGCGGCTCAGAGCAAGGCTCAGGCAGGTGCTAAGACTACTGCTCAGACTGCACAAAATGCAACTCAACAAGTGTCAAATTCTGCCGACAAAATAGTTGATGAAGTTAAAAACAACACATCAGATATTGGCGCTCAGATACAAAATATAATTGCTGATACAGAGAGAAGTGCAAAGTCGAAAGCAATGTCTATTGCTTCTATTCTGAAACGAACAGGAATGACACAAGCAGAGGCAATGCAGGCAGCTTGGGATAAAGTAAACAGTTCTGTTTCACAGCAAGTGAAAAAAACAAATTCAGAGGTTGAGCAAGAAACAGAAAAAACAGGCAAAAATATTAAAGAAAATACTGATTTATACAGTAAACAGGTTCTTGATGTGCTGAAAAGCATTGATAAAAATGTTGCAGACAGCTCAAAAAATATATCTGAAAAGGTACAGAAAGCAGTGACTTTGAGTGCAAATAAAGCTAAGCAGTCGCTTACAACAGTCAGAACGGCTGTTGACAGACTGCAAAGCAAGGCGAAAATGATTGGTAGAACGCTGCTTACCGCTTTCGGTACGGCGGCGGTTGTGAGCTTTGGCAAGGAAAGCATAGAGCTTGGCTCGGACCTTGCAGAAGTGCAGAATGTAGTTGATGTTACTTTTAGTCATATGTCTGCCAGTGTGGACGATTGGGCAAAGTCGGCACAAAAAGCCTACGGCTTGTCTGAAACTATGGCTAAAAAATATGTCGGCACTTTTGGCTCTATGGCGGAGGCTTTCGGCTTTACAGAACAGCAGGCATTTGATATGTCCACATCATTAACTGCTCTTACGGGCGATGTGGCGTCATTTTATAACATCACACAAGATGAGGCATACACAAAACTAAAATCTGTTTTCAGCGGTGAAACAGAAACGCTCAAAGACCTTGGCATTGTGATGACGCAGAACGCACTTGACAATTACGCAATGGCAAACGGATGGGGCAAGACCACATCTGCTATGACTGAGGCAGAAAAGGTAACGCTTAGATATAACTTTGTACTCGGTCAGTTGAGCAATGCAACGGGTGACTTTACCCGAACGCAAAACAGTTGGGCAAATCAAACGAGAATTTTACAGCTGCAGTTTGACAGTATCAAGGCTACAATCGGTCAAGGCTTGATAAATGCTTTTACTCCGCTGCTTAATTGCATTAATCAGTTTATCTCAAGACTTAGCGTTGCGGCACAGAAATTTAAAGACTTTACAGCTCAGGTGTTCGGCTATTCTACGGCAACAAGCAATGCGACAAGCTCAGCTGTAAGCGATATGTCAGACCTTGCAAGTCAAGCGGACAGCTCTACTTCTGAGATTGAAAAAACATCGGAGGCAGCTGAAGACTTGCAGAAAAACCTTGCAGGCTTTGATGAACTCAATGTGATGAGCGACACCTCGGACAACAGCTCAGACACAAGTACGCAAGCGTCAAGTTCTGAAATCAAATCAATGCAAAATGCACTTGAGCAATCTATGCTTGACAGCGACAGGCGTACAAGCAAGACTATTGACAATATTATAAATTCGCTTGACAAGGTAAAAACCGCCTGCGTAACGATTAAAAATTCGTGGGCAAAAGTGTGGAATAACGGCACAGGCGAAAAGGTGCTTGGAAATATTAACTCATTAATTAACACTTTTGTAGGCACAGTTGGTGATATTGCAGAGGCTTTTACAAATGCTTGGGACAAAGCAGGCTTAGGCGACAGCGTGGTGCAATCGTTTATCGACAAATGGAACAGCCTTGTTGAGCTTTTGGATACGGTAGGCGATACATTCAGGCAGGTGTGGAATGACGGTAAGGGCGAGAAAATTTGGAGCAATATACTTGAGGTTATCCGCAACTGCAATAACTATACTGAAACTCTCAGAACCAAAATTAAAGACGCTTGGGAGAAAAACGATACAGGCAGAAAAATTTGGGAGAGCATATTAGGCATTGTCGAAGATATAACAGGGCTGCTTGATGAAATGTCAGCTGACCGCCTCGAATGGCTTGAGGACCTTGACATTAACCCCGTTGCACAGGCGGTTGAACGCTTGACCGAGGGATTCAGAAATCTGCTCAAGGCTTGCGGAGATAAGCTAAAACAAGCGTACAAGAATGTTTTATTGCCGCTTGCAAAATGGACGATTGAGAAAGCTGTACCGACTGTTGTCAACGCTTTGTCTGAGGCACTTAAGTTTTTAGGAAGTGTAATAAAGAAAATTCCTATTTCTGTTATCACCGGCATTGCCGCTGCAATAGGTACAGTGGTGGCTGCTATTAAAGGCTTTAAGGTGTATAAGGAATTTAAGTCTGCGATAGAAAACATAAAGAAAAGCCTTTCTGCGCTTAAAACTGCGATAACGGCTCACCCTTACGCAGCTGCTTTTATGGCTATTGCAACGGCTGTAACTGCGGTGGTTTCTGCAATTAAAGTTTACAATCAAGAAAAGTGGAGCAATTCCTCTTTGAAAAATGAGCTTGACAAAACACAAGAGCTTACAGACAAATGGCAGACCTTGTCTGATGAAATGTCAAGCAAAATAAACGAGATTAACGATACAAAGCTCGATTTACAAGTCGATTTTGATACTGTTGACAAGCTAAAAGACAGGTTGGAAGAAATAATTGCAGACGGTACTATTGACGAGAGCGAAAAAGGCGAATACACAACTATCGTTGATTTGCTTTCTGAGAAAGTGGATGGATTTGACGAACATTGGAACAGTATAACATTTGAAGAAATTGACGGCAATATAGTTATTCATGACAACATAGACACCGTCACTAAAAATCTTGACGAACTTGTAGACAAATGGGAAATTGCTCAGGCGAAACTGACTTTAAGCTCTATGTATTCCGATTTAACAACAGAAAAGAAAAAGGCTGAAATTCAGCTTGAAACTGCAATGAAAGAGGATAATACAGGCAAAATCAAAGAAGAACTTGAGGATTATATCTATCAAAATTCTATTCTCAGCAAAAAGGAGGCTAAGTATTACACAGAGGAATTAATTAAGCAAAAGGGCGATAGGGTCAAAACAAAAAAGGCTATTTTGGAAAAAGCCAATAACGGAATGCTTGATAAAAACGAATATAAAAATTTGATTTACAGCGATAACGGACAAATTAATATGCTGTATGGCGGTAACGATACAATGGAGCATATGCAGGAGTCGGTTGACGAGTATTGGAAAGCAAGTGACGCTTTACAGGAATTGCAAAACAATGTGAATGCCTACACTGATGAACAAGACAAATGTTACGGCTCTCTCAAGGCTATTAACGGTGAAACTAAGGATTATAATGCTTATCTTCGTCTGTCATCGGAATACGGACTTGAACATGATACGGTTCTCTCGCTTTTGAAAGACGACGGCATAACTACTTGGGAGGAGCTCGAGGCAGCGGCACAAACAGGAACAGAATCAGTACACAAGAATGTGAAAAAAGCATCGGGTGCTGTTGTTGATTCACAAGAGGAAACACAGGGTGTGCTGATCTGCACAAAGCAAGCGTTTGGCGACCTTGACGGTACAGTTAATAAAACAAGCCAAAATTCCGCCAATGTATTTTCAAAAAATACAAACCGCATTTCAGGCTCGGCACAGACTATGGCAGACCGCATTTCTAACGCACTAACGGCAATCAAAACAGTCTTTTCAAATGTTTTTGAACCCTTGTATAACATCATCAAAAAGCCTCTTAACAATGTTTTAACCGGACTTGAAAATTTTATCAATGGCTTTATTTCAGCGTTGAACGGAATGTTAAGCGGTGTGGATACGGTTGCTAACGCTATCGGCAAGCTATTCGGACAGGAATGGCACGCAGGTCGGCTTGATGAGGTGCACATTCCAAAACTTGCCACAGGGGCATATGTACCTGCAAATTACGGTGAATTTCTTGCAGTTCTCGGCGATAATAAGCGTGAAGCGGAAGTTGTTTCGCCAATATCAGCAATGAAACAGGCTATGGCTGAGGTACTTGCTGAATATGGCGGAGCGGGCAACGGCGGTGATATTCACATTACCTTGACTATGCCTGACGGCAGAGTGCTTTTTGAGGCTGTTGCTGATGAGAACAACAAAATCAAGAAACGCACAGGCAGGTCCGCTTTTGCATAAGGAGGGATAGGATTGGGTGAATTTAAAGGCTATTTAATTAAATTCCCGAAAAACGGCTTGCAGTTTCCACATAAGCTCATAGCTAAAGAGAGTTATCAAGCCACACCTTTACAGCGTACGGAGATTAAAGCTTATCGTGACAGCAACAACCTTTTAAGGCGAGTAACATCACCGAACAACAAAACTAAGATTACATTCAATACCAAGGACGGTCTTACCCTTGCTGAAATGAGAACTATTCGCAGTGTTTTAAACGGTGCTATGTCAAATTCTCAGCAACGCAAGCTCAATGTTGAATACTGGGACGATGAACTACTTGCTTATCGTACAATGACCGCATATATGCCCGATATAACATACACGCCAAAGCTTATTACCGCAGACAACATTAAATATGCGGCGGTAACATTTACATTTATTGAATATTAAGAGGTGGTTAATTTGCTTGAGGTTTCAAGCCTGCACAAAAAGCAGACTATTGAAAATCTGATTGAAAATATACTGACAATCTCATTTCCCGACGGTGAATATCCGGATATAACAGAGAAAAATATAGCGAGTGAAAGTATGAGCCTTACACAGTCAATTTGCGACGAAAGTAAATTAAAATTCGGCGGTTGTATTGCTTCTGAATTTGATATTGACCTTGTAAATTCAGACGACAGAATTTTTACAACAGACCTTGTCGGTAAATGGATAAGTGTAAAATTAACGCAGCGTTTCCCGAGTGGAGAAAAGCTGCTGCCATCTGCAAAGCTGTTTTTAGGTACATCACTTTTGCCGGGAGAAACCGTAGCTGCAAAGGAATATTATTTGTTTAGCGGTATTATTGACAGTGCCAAGCTTGACAAGAATAACCGCAATAAGCGACACATTGTCGCTTATGATGCACTCTCTATGTTATATGATATTGACGCAACAAATAAGCTGTTTAATTTATGGAAAACTTATCCAAACGGCTATAAAATTGGCGAATTGGTTGTGCTATGCCTTAACTACAACGGAAAGCATATAATTCAGGTTGAGGATAACAAAGATATTCTTGATGAGGTGATAGACCAATCAACAGGCTTAACTGTACGGAATTTTCCAACATACAACAGAGCGTGGCTTGAGGGCTCAAATACTATTACATACGGCGAACTGCTCAAGAATTGCTGTGAATTGCTCGGAGTATTTGGAACAATTATTCCTAATGCAAGCTATGGCGTTTTTAGATACATCGAACTCGGCAAGAGTACAGAAAAATACAATTTTTACGAAAACTTATACGCAGAAGAATACGATTGCAGCGGCTACAACAAATTTGTGTTTATCAACGATTATTCGTCAAGGGAGAAAAAAACAATCGAGTTTGAAACTTTGTGGGGCGATGAGTCGAACAGTTATGACTTAACAAAAAATACAGTCTGCCGACAGGAGGATGACGGCACAGGCGGTTCGGTAATACACAATGTACAAAATCTTCTTAACGGCAAAACAGGCGAACGATTTTATAATTGTTCCTACACACCGCTTGCAGCTACTCTTGACGGCAGGCCTTGGGTGCAGATTGGTGACGGATTAGAAATTGAAAGCTATGTTACTGATTCAAACGGTGATTTTGTCTATGATAACGCAGGACAACCTAAAAAAGAGAAAGTAAAAGCCTATGTGTTGAGCCGTACACTGAGCGGAATTAAAGCTCTGACAGACAGCATAGAGGCAAAGGGGGAATAAATATTATGGCATACACAAAAACAAATTGGGAAGACGCACCGAGCACAGCTACACCACTTTGCGCAGAAAACCTCAACAAAATCGAAAACGGCATATACGAGAACAGCATAGAAATAGCGCTTGCGGGTGACAACATCAACACGCTAAGTGAGAGAACAATTGCGATTAACACAGCCTTATCTGCAAAGGCAGATAAAACCGAGCTTGAAGATGAAATAACAGACATTGACGAAACAGTGACAATGAAGATTAATCTTAAAGCTGATAAGGACAGTGTAGACAATGCAGTCGCTCAGCTAAGCAAGCAGATTGCAGACAATAAGTCCTCAGCTGATGAGTCAATCAGTACTCTGAGTCAGACAGTAACAGACAACAAAGCAGCGACAGACAAGTCGCTTGCGGCAAAATATGATAGCTCAAATATTGAGAGCGGTACGGGCAGTCTTACACCCGGACAGGCGATTTATGACGGCAACGAGGGCGTTTTTAACTATGTGAAAAACGGCAAGGTGGTTACGGTGTCGGTAAATATTACAAAACTTGTTGCGGATAAATCGTATATTCAGATGGCAGGCTTGCCTTTCCTGGCAAAAAACGAAAGTCGATTTTCGAGTATTGCTGTGTACTCAACTACAAATAAGCTGAGAAATATCCGTCTTGACGGCTCATGGCTTTACATCAGCTCGTTAACGGATAAATTTACAGATGACGAGAAAATCAATTTTACAATTACATATATCAGACAGTAGGAGGTAATTCTATGGAACTTAAAGAAAAAATCACACTCGATATGCTTACAAAGGACAGCGTGAGTGTGTTAAGACAGAAGTTTGTTAATCTCGGTGGCGAAGATGTGCAGGTTGGTGAAAATGTCCGCAACGCTTACAAAAACTGTGATGAGGATAAGTCAATCTTAAAAGAACAGCTTTCGGAGGAATATTATAACGCTATTATGGTGGTATGGGAGGTATAAATATGTCTTATAAATTTAAAGAAATATGGTGCAATAAAGGTAATTTCACAGAGAGCAACAGAAAATCTTCTGAAATTGATACACTTGTTATTCATTACACCGGCAACAACGGCGACACAGCAGAAAACAATGGTAACTACTTTAAGAATAATGTAGTTGAAACATCTGCACATTATTTTGTTGATGATACAACTGTTGTTCGCTCGGTTGCTGACAAAAATATTGCTTGGCATGCAGGCGACTGGGATATTAATTGCCGTTCAATCGGAATTGAAATTGCAGGTTCAACAACAGAATGCACAGGCAAGACACTTGAAAATGTAATCTTACTTGCTCAACGACTTATGAAAAAGTATAACATCAAAAAAGACAAAGTAATTCGCCATTATGACGCTAACGGTAAAATCTGCCCGGGCTTTTGGTGCGGTTCATCAGCAAAGGACAAGCTATGGAAGGAACAGTTTTTAAATAAACTTGAGAGTAACTCTGAAAGCAAAGAAGACTCTAAAGTTGAAAAAGATGATAAACCTACGATTGAATATTGCGTATTTGCATGCGGTAAGTGGTTACCAACTGTAAAAGGTTTATCAGACTTCGCAGGCATTGCCGGCGAGGCAATCAGCGGTCTTGCAATCAAAGTAACAAAAGGTAAGATTAAGTACAGAGTGCATATTAAAGGCGGTAACTGGCTTAGCTGGGTTACAGGTTTTAATCTTAATGATGATGTAAACGGCTATGCCGGTATTCTCGGAATGGATATTGATGCTGTACAGATTTATTATACAACTCCTGCTGATGTTAAATCCGCACACGGCAGCTACTATAAGGCTACATACAGAGTTTCTGCAGTTAATGAAGACTATTACGATTGGCAGCACGATGACGAAAAAGACAGTAAGCAGGACGGCTATGCAGGAACAAAGGGCAAGGCTATTGACCGTATTGAGCTTACTTTAACTTAACGAGGTGTAGTATGTCAACAGAAATAATTACATCATTAATCATTGCAAGCAGTAGCATTATATGTCAACTTCTCATTAATGCTTCAAATCGTAAAAAGCTCAAAGCGGACAATGAAAACACTAAATCTCTTATAGTGTATCGTATAGATAAACTTGAGCAAAAGCAAGATAAATACAATCATTTGCAAGAGCGAGTGTTTAATCTTGAAAAAAATTCAGCTGTTGCAGACGAAGAAATCAAAGTCGCAAATCACAGAATTGCAGACCTTGAGCAAAAATAAGGAGGTAATAATATGAAAAAAATTACAAATTGGAAATCGTGGGCAAAATGTGCAGGCGTAAGAGCAGTAAAAACCGTTGCTCAAACTGCAATTTCGGTTATCGGTGTATCTGCCGTGTTAAGCGATGTGAATTGGGTTGCGGTCGCCTCGGCAAGTGCATTGGCAGGTATTTTATCAATTCTTACCAGTGTTGCAGGCTTGCCGGAAGTGTCAGAGTAATAATACATAAGTTTAGCCCCTCGGATACCAAAGTGGTATTTGAGGGGCTTTTACTGTGCAATTTACTGTGTAACTTTATTGATTTTAGCTGATATTGTTTGATACCGAAATTCACTCAAAAAGCAAAGGCTGAGTGATTGAAAAACATAGCAAATAAGCTGATTTTTCAGTGTTTATCACAAAAAATAAGCACCCGATTGCTCGAGTGCTTTTGGCGGAGATGGAGAGATTTGAACTCTCGCGTCGGAGTTACCGACCTACTGGTGTTCGAAGCCAGACCCTTCAGCCACTTGGGTACATCTCCATATTAAATTATCGTACTCAACTATTATAACGGCTCAATTAAAAATTGTCAATACCTGTAACTAAATTATTATTTTATCATAAAATGAAATGAATAAGCAATACCGAATTATTTTTCGTAAGGCGGGTGATTTTATGGCTTTTGACACAAGAGAATTGTTTGCTCGGTTGTTAAAATGCGAAAGCGGAGGAGAGGGGATTGAAGGTATGCGTGCGGTTGCCTCTGTGATTATCAACAGGTCAACTGTTCCTTACGGGGAATTTGCACGGATAAGCAACGGTGGAGATGTGCGGGCAATCATTACACAGCCAAATCAGTTTACCTGCTTAAAGACTTCCGTAGGGGGTCAGTACAATTCTCAAAATGTGTATAATATTGTACCTGAAGATATACACTACGAAATTGCAGATTGGGCACTTGCAGGCAATACTGACAGCTCGGTCGGCAATTCTTTATTCTATTTTAATCCTTATTCCTCAACCTGTCCAAACTATTTTCCTACCAATATCGGCGTGATTTACAATCGTATCGGTAAACATTGTTTTTATTCTCCGACACAGGCTTACAAAAACACATAGGAGTGATTTGTTTTGGTAAATTACATCAACAATAAAAAGGCGCAGCAGCTCAACCCAAATACTCTGTATAATCTCGACACCAATCCCTCAGCCTGCAATAATTATAATTGTATAAACAACCAGATTCCAAATACCATACAGCAATACGGTTACGAAATTCCATCCATACTTGACCTGGCTACATTGGTTAGCCCCACAAGTCCGAATTATCAAAGTTTCAGTCCTGATCAACAGGCACTGAATAGAAGAAATCCTGCGTCGGGGCAGTCGATAAATCAACTTACACAGACAATCCCTGCCGAAAGTCAAAATAACGAAGTTGCAAATGATTTGGCGGTTCGTGAAATTCAGAACATAGATTCAACCCAGCCGTACAATCCCGAAACATTGCCGACCCCCGCAATGATAAACGAACAGAATATGCAAAATATGCAAAACAATCAGACTGCAATATCGACGGCAAGCCTTTTGACCGACATAAAAAATCCGTATGAGGTAACAGCCGAAAGTGTGCAATATCTAAACGGTTTTATACGCACTCAAATCGGAAGAAGAGTATCCATTGATTTTCTTGTGGGTTCTAATACAATTGTCACAAAATCAGGATATTTGCTCGGCGTTGCGGCAAACTATATTCTTATAAACGAGCTTGACACAAACGACCTTACAACCTGCGATTTCTATAATATAAAATTCATCAGATTTTATTTTAATTAAAATAAGATGCTTTTTCAAAAGTTGGGGTGAATATGGTTTAGCCGACTTTCGGTCGGACAACAAAGTTAAGAGAAAGAAAAATTTTCTGCCCGAAGTTAAAAGTTTGGTCAACCTTTTCAAAGGTTGTGGGTGTGGGCAACGCCCGCAAATAGTTTTCTTTTATACAATGTCTGACAGCCAAATGGCTTGCCGTTTGCGGCTTGAATACAATGGCGAGAGCCTTTTAATTGCGTAAGTAGGAATAAGTCAGAAAGATTATTTTATAAGTTTGTTGCCTGTAAACTACTTATACATTATAATAAAATGCCTACCATTCCGCTTTTCTTTTGCGTGAAAAGAAAAGCTCCAA